AGTAGCGGGAGAGCATAAGAGAAGCTTGCCCTTGTCACCCTCAGCCCTTGCATTCGTTCAAGGGGTTATCAGAGGGCAAAGCCTCAGGCAAAGCTACAGAGAGGGCTTCAAAAACTCCACTGGAAGCGATGCAAGCATCAGTGCAAATGCCAACAAGCTAATGCGTGATCCAAGGGTTCAAGCACTGCTCAAGGAAGCTTGGGGGGAAACCATAGAGCACCTTGTGGATGACATGGCCGCATCTAAAAGGTACGTGCTCAAGGGACTGCTTGCACTCAGTAAAGACGCTCAACCAAGCACACAACTTAAAGCACTGGAACTCATGGGCAAAGCCTGTGGCCTGTTTACACCTAGCGATGTGCAAGACAAAGCACCAGTGACGGCTGACCAACTCAAGCGTGAACTTGCAAGCCACTTGCGCTTGCTCAAGGGGGATCGGTCATCGGTGCAGGACGTGCAAGCCACCGCGTTTAAACAGCGCGTGACGTGATGATGCCCCACCCGCTTGATGTGCGTGGACGTGCGTCACCCACCGCCCCCGCACCCCCCGCTGTGGCCGCTGACCACCCGCCCGTCTATTACGCTCTAATCCACTCATCCATACATCTCCCATAGAAACACCCCCCCATGTCTTTCCAAATCCAAACCCCCCACCCTATATATATTTTCGTTTAAACACTTGCGAACGTTCTCATTATCGTTTAAACTCACATCAATGACCAAGCATAGGCAATTAGTACTAGATTTCATTCGGGCGTATATTCGGCTCCACGGAGTACCTCCGTCTTATGAAGTTATTGCTAAAGGAATTGGATTGAGTTCTAAGTCAAATGTGCATCGCATCATTCATCGCCTTAAAGAGGATGGCCACCTGACGGTTCGTCCTTATAAGTTCCATTCCATTAAGCTAGTGGATAAGTCTGTTAAAGAAATGGCTGCGTTATGAGCCTACTGACCCGCAAAGAGCTTGAGCTTTATTTGAAACTAGCCGACACTGCACCCCCCGCAGAACGAGCCAAGGTTCAGAAGCTCCTAGAGTTTGATCGGGTTGAGAGATGCAAAGAATCCTATTTGTTCTTTGTCCAGCAGATGTGGCCTATCTTCATCTCTGGTAAACACCATGCAATCATGGCAGATGCCTTTGAAAGGGTTGCCCGTGGTGATCTGAAGCGCCTGATCATCAACATGCCTCCAAGGCATACCAAGTCTGAGTTTGCTTCTTACCTTCTGCCAAGCTGGTTCTTGGGTAAGTTTCCTGAGAAGAAGATCATTCAGACTGCACACACCGCAGAACTTGCTACAGGCTTTGGACGAAAGGTTAGGAATCTTGTCTCTTCAGAGAACTATCAGAAGGTATTTGATACAAAGCTATCGAGCGATTCAAAGGCCGCCGGTCGCTGGAATACTCACATGGGTGGTGATTACTTCGCTATTGGCGTTGGGGGTGCTGTCACAGGTAAAGGAGCCGATCTTTTAATCATTGACGACCCTCATTCGGAGCAGGAAGCCAAGCAAGGCAACCCTGCGGTGTTTGACAATGTCTATGAGTGGTTTACATCTGGCCCTCGCCAGCGTTTACAGCCGGGCGGAGCCATCATTATTGTGATGACTAGGTGGTCTAAGCGTGACTTAACCGGCCAGATACTGAAAAACGCAGGGAAAGATGGCGTAGATCAGTGGGAAATCATCGATTTTCCGGCAATCATGCCCTCTGGAACGCCTTTATGGCCAGCTTTTTGGTCAAAAACAGCGCTAGAAGCGTTAAAAGCTGAACTACCAGTCGCTAAATGGGAAGCTCAGTACCAACAAAACCCCACATCCGAAGAAGGCGCGATCATTAAGCGCGAACAATGGGCTATTTGGGACAAAGATACCCCCCCGCAGTGCGAATACATCATCCAAAGCTGGGATACGGCCTTTGAAAAGAACAACCGCGCAGACTATTCTGCCTGCACAACATGGGGTGTCTTCCAACACCCTAACAAATCCGGTGACATGAGGCCAAACATCATCCTGTTAGATGCGTTTAAACAACGTATGGAGTTCCCAGAACTTAAAAAGATGGCTTTGGAGCTTTATCAAGAATGGGAGCCAGATACATTGATCGTGGAGAAGCGTGCAGCAGGTGCTCCGCTCATCTATGAGATGCGTAAGATGGGCATTCCTCTTTCTGAGTTTACACCGGGCAAAGGAAACGATAAGATCTCGCGTGTAAACGCAATCTCCGATCTGTTTGCTTCAGGTGTTGTCTGGTGTCCAGAGACTCGTTGGGCTGAAGAAGTGATGGATGAACTGGCCTCCTTCCCCAATGGCGATCATGACGACCTTGTTGACTCTTCAAGCCAAGCTTTGATGAGATTCCGTCAAGGCGGGTTCATTTCCATCGATTCTGATGAGCCAGATGAACCTGTATATCGCAGACGCATGGAATATTATTAAGGACTCAAATGAGTATCGACAAAGCAATCAGCCAAGCACCTATGGGTCTTTCAGACCTCCTCGAAGACATCGGCGTGGACGTTGAATTAGACGATCCCCTCATCATTGAAGAGGAAAGCGTTGAGATTATTCTAGAGCCGGAATCAGAATACGACAGCGATTTTGATGACAACCTCGCAGAAATCCTTGACGACGGTGCTTTAGGCAAGATTGCCTCTGAGCTTGTAGAACTTGTAGAAGCTGACATAGCTTCTAGAAAAGACTGGGCAGAAAGCTTTGTCAAAGGCTTGGAAGTCCTAGGCGTTAATTATGAAGAGCGTACAGAGCCATGGAATGGAGCCTGCGGTGTTTACTCTACAGTCCTGACAGAGGCTGCGATCAGGTTTCAGTCTGAGTCCATCATGGAAACCTTCCCTGCCGCTGGCCCTGTTAAGACAGAGATCATCGGTGCGATTGACCGCCTGAAAGAAGAAGCAGCCGAGCGTGTGCAGGCTGACATGAACTTCAAGCTAACTGAGGAGATGCCTGAGTACCGCCCAGAACATGAGCGGATGCTGTACTCCTTAGGTCTGTCCGGCGCGGCATTCAAGAAGGTTTACTACGACCCAGCCATGGAGCGTCAGGTTGCAGTGTTCATCCCTGCCGAAGACATGATTGTCCCGTATGGTGCTTCTAATCTCCAGAACGCAGAACGTGTTACCCATGTGATGCGTAAGACCAAGAATGAAATGCGTCGCCTACAGGTAAGCGGTTTCTATCGGGATATAGACCTAGGTGAACCTGTCCAGCATCTCTCAGACATTGAGAAGAAGAAGGCCGACCAACAGGGCTACAAAGCCACAGACGACGACCGCTACCAACTCTTGGAAGTCCATGCGTACTGGGACTTAGAAGGCTTTGAGGATAAAGACTCAGAAGGCGAAGAGACAGGTATCGGCCTTCCGTATGTCATCACAATTGATCGCGGCACAAACAAGATTCTTGCCATCCGCCGTAACTACCTAGAAGACGATGCTAAGAAGACCAAGCGCCAGCACTTTGTGGACTACTGCTACATCCCCGGCTTTGGTTTCTACGGTATGGGTCTGATCCACATCATCGGTGGATACGCCCGTGCAGGTACATCTTTGATCCGCCAACTGGTGGACGCAGGTACGTTAGCTAACTTGCCCGGCGGCTTGAAAGCACGTGGTGCGCGTATCAAGGGCGACGACACACCAATCCAGCCCGGTGAATTCAGGGACGTTGATGTACCAAGCGGTGTCATCAAAGATAACATCATGATGCTGCCTTACAAAGAGCCAAGCGGCACTTTGTTAACTCTGCTGGACAGGATCACAGAAGAAGGCCGTCGTCTGGGTTCTATCTCAGACATGAAGATCTCTGACATGAGCGCCAACGCTCCGGTCGGTACAACTTTAGCGTTACTTGAGCGTACATTGAAGACCATGGGTGCAGTTCAAGCCCGTGTTCATTATTCAATGAAGCAAGAGTTTAAACTGCTCAAAGGCATCATCAGGGACTACTCGCCTGCCGAGTATGAGTACGACCCACAAGGCAACGACCGTCAGGTAAAACAATCTGACTACGACATGGTCGAGGTCATTCCTGTATCAGATCCTAACAGTTCCACGATGGCTCAACGGATCATGCAGTATCAAGCTGTGATCCAGTTGGCGCAGGGTGCTCCTCAGATCTATGACTTACCATTGCTGCACCGCCAGATGATTGAGGTTCTAGGTGTCAAGAACGCAGAGAAACTGATCCCCGGCGCAGATGATCAAACGCCTAAAGATCCGATTAGCGAGAACATGGCATTCCTCAACGGAAAGCCTACCAAAGCATTCATCTATCAGGATCAAGAAGCGCATATTGCAGCGCACACTGCGTTCATGCAGGATCCAATGATTGCAGCCCAGATTGGACAAAACCCAATGGCACAGAAGATCCAAGCCGCAGTGATGGCTCACATTGCAGAGCACTTGGCATTCTTGTACAGAAAGAAAGTCGAAGAGCAGGTCGGTGTTCCCCTGCCCGCTCCAGACTCCAAACTGCCAGAAGAAGTGGAAGTGCAGTTGTCCCGTCTGGTTGCCCAAGGCTCCGCTCAGTTGCTACAGCTTAACCAAGCTAACCAGCAACAACAGCAAGCCCAGCAACAAGCACAAGATCCTATGGTGCAGATGCAACAAGCTGAACTCCAGCTTAAGGGTCAGGAAGCGCAGACTAAGGCGCAGAAGATTGCCGCCGACATTGAACTTGGTAAAGCCAAACTTGAACTTGAGAATAAGCGGATCGACACGCAGGCTCAACTCGATATGGCTCGTATGCAAGCACAGGAAAAACAGAATAACCAAAAGGTTCAAGTTGACCTGTTTAAACGAGGTAGCTAATCATGGATGGAGATCAGGCTTTTAAATATCTTTTATCTGATCTTCGTGAGAAGGAGAAAACCCTTCTCGAAAGTCTTGGGGGCGGGGCAGCTAATGACTATCCAGCCTATCGAGAGATGTGC